TCACCACGATTTCGCCCGGCTCAACCGGCGTGGGAAACGCCGTGGCCGGATCGAAGATGCGTCGGTGACGGTAGTGCGAGGTCATTTTTTCGCCCGCGCCGGTTTGCTCGATGGCTGCGCCTCAGGATTTTGCGTGGCCTTCATCAGAAACTCGCCGATGGTCAGCGGCGGCTGGCCTTCGATGACGCGCAACCTGTTCTCATGGTCGTAGAGCAGCGTCGTTTCCGGCTGCGCTTCCGGCGGCACCGGTTCGGGTGGCACATAGGGGTCGGGCACTCCGCCGTCCGCAAGCCAGACCTCATACTCGGCGCGGTCGCGGTTGGCCGGATCGTTGGGGATTGATGCGCCGTCCGCTGTGCGGATGACAACGTCAGTTGCGGTGAGTTGGTATTCTGCCATTAGAGCCTCGCATCGAGGATGACGGGGGGCATGACGGGCGCGCTCTGCAATGTGGTTGAGTTGTTGCTGAACGTCATTCCGGTCAGGTTGAGCGCCGCGAAACCGGGACCAGCAAAAGCGCCAAAAGAAATGGTCCCCGTTCTGGTAACATAAGCAACACCGGGAAGCAGCAAGCTCCACGTTTGGGGCGTCGTTGGCGGCGGAGCGTTTTGGTAATTGCCATCAGCCCACGGGCTGGTGACTGTTGGCGCAGCCCGCATAGGCCCCATAGGAAAGGTAATCACGACGTTATTGGTAATCCCAAAGACAGGAAAGTTCGTTCCTGCGACACCAATCACGGTCAGGTATCGCTGGCACACTGCGAGTTCTTGCCCGTAACTCCGCATCACAAACGGCGACCTTGCAGCAGACGGCGCTTCGTTGCCGGGGAGGACGGTGACGCCAGTGATGCGGAAGATGTCGGAGGTTGCCGCGACGGCGTTGATCTGACCGGGTGCGGCGATATAGGTACCAGCAGTCCAAGCATTTGCCGATGGCGCGATGTAGTTAGCGCCGCAGCCAGCACAAAATTCGATTACCATTCCCATCGTGTTGTCAGTGGCCCACGTTCCGCTGGTGTCGCCGGGGATGGTGATGGTGTTGTACTGCGCGACGTCCGCAACATTGTGCGTGTAGGTGGAGGCATAAGTCCGAGTGCCTCCAGCACCGTTGCGGACAACAACGCTGTAAATGCCGGTTCTATGATGACCGGACCAGAAGCTGATGGTGATCGGCTGCGCGTTGGCCGTGCCCCATGCCAGCCGGGCAATGCGGTAGCCTTCAATGCAGTTATATATCTGGATGTAGTCGCTCACACCCAGCGAGGCCTGCGCTGTCGCTATCCCTGAAAATAATGCACTTGGAAATCCTAATGCAGAGAACACCCCTAGCAAACCAACGCTGGCTTGCGGAACCATTGCGCCAGAAAAACCAAGTCTCCAGCCATCACAGATATAAACTCCGGAGGTGGAAGTGCCACCACCTCCTTTTTCCTGACTGACCTCAAACCCGCCATTGATCTGCATACCGCCGTAAGCCATCGCGTCGAACGGCGCGGCGTAGGCGTTCTGCCGGGCCAGTTGCTGCTGTGCCGGGGTCCACAGTGTCGCCACGTCGGAGCGCACCGCCTTGGTGTCGACCGGATGAACGTGATCCTCGCGCGAGAAGTTGGTCGAGACGCCGACCAGCGCAGGCTTGGCGTCCATCAGCGGCAATGCAGTGCCCGGCGTTGCACTGACGATGCTGCCGCCCTGCGTCGTCCATTTCTCGCCGTCCCATGTGTATTGCGGGATGCCAGCAATCGGTGACGCCGGATATTTCTGGCCAACGGAGGGTGAGGCGGGGAAATCAAGCATCAGCCCTGCCTCACGCGATCAGTCGCGGTGAGTTGATAGTCTGACATTAGAGCCTCGCGTCACAGGTAAAAGTAGCGTCTATTATAAAGGTGCCGGTCGCAGTAACATTGACGACCATGTTCGCCTGTCTTGTGGATGCAGTGTTTGTGTTGAACGTGCAGTTAAACATGCCGTTTGCAGGTATAGCCAATGTCGGCACCACCCGTTTCTCGACAAGAAAATCAACAGAAACGCCCGCCTGACCTGCGCCCGCAACACCATAAGCAATCATGTACGCCCGCACTTTTTCCCAATATCTCTGACACGTCAGCAACTCCTGATCATAACTCCGCATCACAAACGGTGAACGCGCGGCAGACGGTGCTTCGTTGCCGGGGAGGACGGTGACGCCGGTCAGGCGGAAGGCATCGGAGGTTGTCGCGACGCCGTTCACCTGACCCGGTGCGGCATTGTAGCTTCCGGCAAGCCAAGTGTTGGCTGATGGTGCGATACCGGTTGACCCGCAAGCCACCGCAAAAACAACATTCATTCCGGCTGTGTTGTCGGACTTCCAAACCCCAGTCGTGTCACCGGGGATGGTAACGACGTTGTACTGCGGAACGTCGGCAACGGCCTGCGTGTAGGTGAAAGCATAGGAGCGATTATTTGCTCCGTTAACAACAGTGCCGCTATGCAACCCCGGCCTGTGATGCGCCGACCAGAAACCAAGCGTGAGCGGCTGCGCGTTGGCCGTGCCCCATGCCAGCCGGGCAATGCGGTAGCCTTCGATAGCCTGATAAATTTGCGTCACATCAGCAGCGCCAAGCGATGCCTGCGCTGTTTGCACTGTTATGCCCAAAGAAGCCGGGAAGCCCGAAACAATAGCGGATGTTTGTGCAGCGGTAACAGCCATCGCGCCAGCAAAATACAGCCGCCAGCCGTCGCAAGCCCAAGTGTTACTTACTGTCGTTCCATTAGTTCCCTTCTCCTGACTGACATCCATTGCGCCGTTGATCTGCAAGCCTGAGTACGCCATCGCATCGAAGGGGGCGGCGTAGATGTTCTGCCGCGCCTGCTGCTGTGCGAACGGCAACAGCATTTGCGGTGCGTCAACACGCACTACCTGCGATGCCGTCATGAACGCATTAATGTCGGGCTGCGGTGCGGCGATCACCCACTGCGTCGTGTTGCCGTCGTTGTAGCGAACGTAAAGCAGGCCGCTGTCACTCTCCCACCACAGCGCGCCATCGGGCACACCAGTCGGTGGCGTGTCGGACACGGTGAGTGATGATGGCGTCGGGATCGCGGCAATCTTGTTGTCGACGTATTGCTTGGTGGCAGACTGCAGGGCGAGCGTCGGATCGGCGGGCAACACCAGCGGCCCGGTCATCGTGTCGCCCGCTTTCGCCACCTTGCCGTTGACCGATGTGGTCAGCGCCGCATCGGCGCTTTGGTAGTTGGTGACGATGGTGGCGTCGGCGGTCTGGAACGCGGTGGTGACCGCGGCGTCACCGGCATCGGCGTAGGCCTTGACCGCGGCGTCGGTCGACATCACGTCCCACTGCGATGCGTTGAACGCGCCGGGATTGATCGCCGACTTGGCGCGGTAGAACGAGCCGCCCTGCACGACGTAGTCGTTGGTGGCGTAGGACGCGCGCGCATCAAAGATGCGAACGCCAAGCAGCGGCAGCGGCACGCCGAGCGTGCCAGCGGCGGCGTCGCCCACGGCAATTTGCCGGTTCGCCGTGTTGACGGCGATCTCGCCCGGCTCGATGGGCGACGGGAAGGCGGTGCCGGGACTAAACGTGCGGCGGTGGCGGTAACGCTGGCTCATTCAAGTTCTCCCGGTCGGCTTGCTTTGCACCGGCTGGCGGGTTGTTGGCGTCGTACTCGGCTTTGACCTCGTGCGCCTTGTTGTTCGCCCACATGGCGGTGGCGTAGCCGCGCACGACATTGAGCGGCGTGTCGGGCGGCAACCCGTAGGTTTCCGCCAGACGCTGCAGGCGCGGGATCATTCCGGCGGCTGACCGCCGACCGTGTCGCCGCCCGGCGCGCTTTCGGGATTTGGCGCGGGTGACGGTCCCGGCGGCTGGCTCAGCGGACCATCGGCGGGCGGATCGTCGCTTGCCGTCCCCGGCTTTTTCGGCGCGGGCATCGGCATCGGCTTGTGCTGCGGGGCGTCGTGCTTCTTGCGGTCGTCGTCAGCCATGGGTCGTCGTCTCCTCTGTTTGGGTTTGGCCTTGAGTTTCGTTTTTGCTTTCGGCTTCGGCTTTGCTTTGCGCCGTGTGCTGACCATCAGCGGCCTCGTTTGCTGGACCGCGCCGTCGCGGTGAACGAGAACGTCAGGCTGTTGCTCACCGTCTGCCCGTTGCGCACGGCGACCGGGCAGTCGGCGGGCACGGTGAACAGCGATGGCTTGACGCCGGTTGAGACCTGCGTGCCGTCGATGAACGTCGTCGGCTCACTCAGGCCGTTGAACGAAATGACGCTCGCCGGGGTAAAGCCGGAGCCTTCGACGACCATGTCGATATCGGTCGCATCACCGGCCACGGCGGTCGCCGGATTGAGTGCGGTGATGGCCGGGGCGGCGTCGGCGGGGATGTCGGGCGGCGGTTGAAACACCGGTTCGCCGTCGACCAACACTGATCCCGGCACGTCGCTGGTGACGCTGATCATGGCCGGGCCGGTGATCTCGGCGACCGAGCCTTCCTTGACTTCGATGTTGACAGCCATGGGCTTCCTCCCGTTTTCAGAATTGACCGGCATCCATGACGGCGAGCGAGACCCAGTTGCCGTCCTGCCGCGCGTAGGGCGAACCGTCCTGCGGCGCGTCGGCCCACGCAGCGGCGACCACGCTCCAGTTGGCATTTTGCCGCGCGTATTGCTGGCCATCCGATGGCGCTTCGCCAATGCCGCCGCCACCACCGGAGCCGCCGAGCAGAAATTTGGTGACGAGCGCCTTGTTGGCATCGGGCGGGTTGGTGGTGACAACGCCGTCGCCGATATCCGGCGGCACGGTCGTTGGCACCCACAGCGCCACGCGCATTGCCTGTGTCATGACGCGGCTCCCGGCTGATACCACACCGCCCATAGATGCGACGTGCTGGAGGGCGGCTGTGCCATGTGTAACGTGTTGCCGCTGGCGGTGTAATCGATGCCCGGCTCCTGCATCGCGCCGTCGAGGCTGACCATCAGTTGCGCACCGTCGCCGACGTTGGCATCGGTGGTGACGCCACCGCTGTCGAGATACTGCAGGTGAAAATCCTGCACCGTGCCGTCGGGGGTGAGCGCCTTGATCTTCCACGCATGCACCGACCCGGCGGCGACTTGGCCGGGGGGCACCAGCATGTCCCACTGCACCGTCGAGTTGGCGGTCAGCTTGGAATTGATGTGCAGGATGTTACCGACGTTATCGACGGTGTAGTCGAGCGTCGGCACCAGCCGCACGCCGTTGACGTGCACGTCACTGGGAGAGACGCCGACCACCGGGGTGGCCCCGTTGACATCGGCACCGGAAAAATCCTGCTGGTTGGTGGTGGCGGTGTAGACGTAACTCGCCTGAAACGTCGCGGTGAGCGACACCGACTTTTTCCAGACGAGACCGTCCCAGACATAAAGCTGGCCGGTGGTGCTGTCGAAATAGATCGACCCCGGCAGCAGCGGCGACGGCACGGTCTGCCCGGTGTTCGGGTTACTCTCGCCTGCCAGCGGCGGGTGATCCCACGCGCCGAGATAGTACAGGCCCACGGTGCCGACCAGTTGCTGCGCGCGCAGCGCCCACCATTTGCTCGACCACATCCCGGCGACGCCGCCCTCGACCGGCTGGTAGTAGAGGCCGTGCGGAAACGGGCTATCGGCGATATAGGCCGGGGCGGCGGCGGCATCGACCACCGGCCCGGCAAGAAACTCGGCCCACGCCAGCGCCTCGTTCTTGTCGGCCTCGGCGTTGTCGGCCTGCGCCTTGGCGTAGTTGCCCCAGTTCTCGGCGTCGGTGGCGTCCATGTCGACCGACGAGGCGGCGCGGCTGGCGACGTCGGCAGCGTATTCGGCAAAGCCGCGGATCGCGCTCATGCCCGACGCCAGTTGCTTGGCCACTTGCACTGCGGCCTCGGCATCCTTGGCGTAGAGCGAGGCGTTGCGTTCGGCCTCGCGCGCGGCAGCCGCGGTCCCGGTGACGGTCAGGGCGACGGGGGCGATCTTGGCGTGAATATCGTCAACGATCTTGTCGAGGAAGCCGGGGACGAGGTGATCCTTGGTCACCGTGTTGTTCTTGAGCAGG